CATCACTTGCGTCGGAACAATGGCGCAAATTTACATACTGGCGGTGGGGGCGTTCACCTAATGGCGACCTACTACGTTGACCCGAGCGGGCCTAACGGCTCTGGCACCGAGTCGTCGCCATTTAACGCGCTGCCTGCCAACTTCTCCAGCGCAGGCTACGTTAACGGCGACGTGTTCCTTTTCAAGCGCGGCACGACGTACACGCCGTCGTGGGGCAACACACCCAGCACTCCGGGGGACGCTTTCACCGTCAACCGGCAAATTCGTTTCGGCGCCTACGGTACCGGGGCAATGCCGATCATTAGTGCGAATTACACTGGCTCGGCTGGCGGACGGTTGTTTCGGTTTTTCACTTCCGACTGCGTGTTCGAGGATCTGCACTTCGCCAACACCAACAACTGCCACATCATCTACGGATCGGGCGTTGCGAATCTGACTGTGCGGCGCTGCAAGGCTACGCAGATTCGCGGGACAGCGGCAGGCAACGAAGGATTTGTTGTTGTTGGTTCGTCAACGGCGCTGACCGGCACGGTTACGGTAACTGACAACGAAATCGACGGCATTGCAAACGACGGCATCTCTATTGTTTGCACCGGGACGGTAATTATCGCCCGAAACACCGTTAAAAATACGTCGCTCGACACAACGACTGGCGACTGCGTTGCCGCAAACGGTAACATCGCCCTTCTTCACATCTACGACAACAACCTCGATCACACGAACAAGGACACGAAACAGTGCATCATTCAAGACGGGGGCAGCACTGGCTTTGCCATTATTGAGCGCAATATCTGCAACGGTTATTTTGTTGACGGTTCCGTAGATCACACTGGCATCTATCTATCACTCCCCGGCGTCATTCGCAACAACTTCATCCAGACATGGCGCTCTGGCGTGTTCATCAACGTTGCGAACGCGCGCGTTGAAGGTAACGTCATTATTCAAGGCGGCGGCACGGCGCTAACGGGCGCGGTATGGGGTTCGTTCGACGGCATGGTGGTGCAGAACAACGTCATCTGGCGCATCGCGGGCACTGACGTAGCCGACGCTGCCATCCGCAACAACACCAGCAACGCGGCCAACCTTTACCGGAACAACATCATTGTCGGCTTCAACACCGGCATCCGGCGCGGGGCGCTGGCGGTGGACAGCTACAACGACTTTTATCAAGTCACGACGGCTGTGCGGGATGCATCAAATGTTGCGATATCTGCGGGCACCGGCACGGTGTACGCGGACCCTCAGTTGAACTCCGACGGCAGCATACGCAGTTCGTCGCCGGTCGCCACCGCAGGCACTTACGTCTCCGGCGTTACCCTCGCCAACGGGCGGCTGCGGCCCAACTTTGTGCCGATTGGCGCTTACATGGCCGTCCTGCCCCGCACCGCTAGGGTATGAAGACACCGTTCCTCGGCTCCAGCTATGTGGCCCGCAGCGTAAACGCTGCGGACAACCGCATGGTGAACCTGTACCCGGAAATTCTCGCCGAGGGTGGCAAGGAGGCGGCGTTCCTGACCCGTGCTCCGGGCCTGCGTCTGGTGACGACCGTGGGTGCCGGGCCGATCCGAGGGATGTTGGCTTACGGCGGGTTCGGCTACGTCGTCAGCGGCGTGGAGTTGTACCGCATCGACCAGTACTACAACGTCACGCTGCTCGGCACGGTCAGCGGCTCGGGGCCGGTCAGCATGGCGGACAACGGCGACCAGTTGTTCGTCGCCTGCGATCCGAAGAGCTACATCTACAACGCGACGACAGGCGTCTTTCAGGAAATCACCGACCCAGACTTCCCCGGCGCGAAGACGGTCTCGTTCTTGGACGGCTATTTCGTCTTCAGCCAGCCCGACTCGCAGAAGTTCTGGGTGACAAGTCTGCTCGACGGCACTTCGGTCGATCCGCTGGACTTCGCCAGCGCCGAAGGATCGCCTGACCGGCTGGTGTCGCTGATTGTCGATCACCGCGAGGTGTGGCTGTTTGGCACGTCCTCGGTCGAGGTCTGGTACAACGCCGGAGGCGTGGACTTTCCGCTGGAGCGGATTCAGGGTGCGTTCAACGAACTCGGTTGCGCTGCGGCGTACTCAGTCGCCAAGCTCGACAACGCGCTGTTCTGGCTGGGCGCAGACGCTCGCGGCAAGGGCATCGTCTACCGCAGCAACGGCTACACCGGCACGCGGGTCAGCACCCACGCTATCGAGTGGCAGATTCAGAGCTACAGTCGCATCGATGATGCCATCGGCTACACCTACCAGCAGGACGGGCATTCCTTCTATGTGCTGACGTTCCCGACGGCCAACGCTACTTGGGTGTTCGACGTGGCGACTGGGGCGTGGCATGAGCGGGCCAGTTGGATCACCAACCGGCTGGGGCGGCACCGCAGCAACTGCCAGATGGCGTACAACGGCGAAGTGCTGGTAGGCGACTACCAAAACGGCAAGGTCTACGCCTTCGACATGGACGTCCATTCGGACGCGGGCGAGATCCAGAAGTGGGTGCGGTCCTGGCGGGCGCTGCCGACGGGCCAGAACAACTTGAACCGTACCGCGCACCACGCGCTGCAACTCGATTGCGAGACGGGCGTCGGGCTGAACGGCAACGACGAGTTCGACTTCATCGACCTTGCGACCGAGGACAGCCCCGAGGTTTACGAATACCTCTTGCTGGAGAGCGGCGACACGCTGAGCTCCGAAGACGGCGACCTGTTCTATACCGAGTATTATCCGGTGGCAGTTTCCACGCCGCTGGCGACCGAGTCGGACATCAACATCAACATCCTCGACTCGGTGGCTACGGTTGGGGCGCTGCCTCGCGTCATGCTGCGCTGGAGCGACGACGGCGGGCACACCTGGAGCAATGAGCACTGGCGAGAGATGGGCCGCATCGGCGAGCACAGCCACCGCGTCATCTGGCGGCGGCTGGGCATGACCCTCAAGCTGCGCGACCGCGTGTACGAGGTCAGCGGGACTGACCCGGTCAAGATCGCGCTGCTGGGCGCTGAACTGCAACTGAGTCCGACCAGTGGCTGAGGCTAACACCCAGATCCCGGCGGCGCGGGTGCCGCTGCTGGACGCCGCCACAGGGCTGATGGCGCGGGAGTGGTATCGCTTCTTCGTCAACCTCCAGACGGACGCGACGTCAGCGGACTCGGTCAACTTTGACAACGTTCGCCGGATCAACTTCGACAACACACCCTCGCCGCCGGTCGCGTATTCCTCCGGCACGCTGGCGTGGGGCGGGACAGACGCGACGCTTGACCTCGGCATGAACTACGGCGTGGTCCAGCAGATCGGGCTGGAACTGTACGCTCGCGTGGAGAACCAGACCGGCAGCACGATCCCTCGCGGTACGGTCGTGGGCTTCGCGGGCGTCGGCACCGGCAACACGCTGGCCGTGGCGCCGTATCTCGCTGACGGCTCGCAGCCGTCGCTGTACATCCTTGGCGTTATGGCGCACGACCTGCCCGACAGTGGGCAGCAGGGCTATTGCACCGTCTGGGGCGCGATCCAAGGCATCGACACGACAGCGTTCAACGCGGGCGACATCCTCTACCCCTCGACCACGGTGGCGGGCGCGTACACCAACGTCAAGCCCACGGCGCCAAACAACGTTATCCCGGTGGCGGCGGTGATGAGCGTCGGCACGAACGGCGTCATCTTTGTGCGCCCGACTATCCAACAGCAGCAGTACTACGGCGTGTTTGTGAAGACCGACACGGTGACGCCTGCGGTCACAAACACCGAGTATCTGTTAGCTTTCAGTTCCACCCAAGTCGCTAACGGGGTGGCGCTCGGCACGCCCGCGTCGCGTGTTGTCGTGCCGGTGTCGGGGCTGTATCAGTTCAACGTCACCGTGCAGTTGACCAGCAGCAGCGCCAGCTCGAAAAACGTCTGGTTCTGGTTCAAAAAGAACGGCGTTAATATCGCCAACACGTCGCGGCTGGTGACGAGCAACATCAATAACGGGTACACCCCACTGGCGTTCATCGAGACGTTCTCGCTGAACGCGAACGATTACGTTGAACTGGCCTACGCATCGAATAATATCGACGTCTCGATCAACACCGTCTCTGGTCTGGCGGCGTCTGCACCCACCGCGCCTGCTATCGTGCTGACCGTGCAGCAGACTCAACAGTAAGGACCGACATGGCAACTCTGGCCCCGCAGCCGAAACTTCAGTTCTTCGACAACAACGGCAACCCGTTGTCGGGCGGCAGGCTCTACACCTACGTCGCTGGGACGACCACGCCGCAGGCGACGTTCACCGACGAGACCGGCACCGTCACCAACACCAATCCGGTCATCCTCGACTCTCGCGGCGAGGCGAACGTCTGGTTCGGCCCTGGCACCTACAAGCTCAAGCTGGCCACGGCGGCGGACGTCGAGGTGTGGTCGGTAGACGACATCGGCTCGCAACTGTCCGTCGCCGATCTGGCCACCGGCATCCAGACTTGGCTGGGCAACCCGACGTCCGCCAATCTGCGCACCGCGATGGT